CCCTCTACCACCTACAAGGCGTTTCTACACCTCGCACAGACTACGACAAGTGGATGGAACAAGTCAAGCGAGAGCAAAGATCTACAAAACAAATAAACCCACTTATGAGAAACCACCCTCTAAAAAGGAGACGCTAAATGGGACTGAATCAAAAAGAACTTTATTACCTAACCTCCCAGCATAGAGAATACTGGGACAGACAAAGAGAAAGGATGTCCGCCTACACGAGCGCCTACAAGTGCTCTATGTTTGGTAGCGAAAGAGACAACGCTTTTAATAGAAACAGTTTTGTTTCCGTAGAGACAGCGGACGCCTATGCCTACATAGAGGGCTTTATTGCTTCGCTTTATTCCAAGGCACCAGCCCTGACCGTAGGTGCTGACGCGCAGAATAGAGGCGACCCAGAAGTCGTTGAGGCTGTGATCAACCGTTTTCTCTACGACAAGATTGACATCGTAGAGCAGGGACTACGCTACGCACTTCTTTACCCTTATTCATTTTTTAAGATGGGCGTGCTTGACCGAGAAAAGGTTATTGATTCGGTTGCTATTCGCGCCGTTCATCCTTGGGATGTTGTCGTTGATTTTGAGGCAGAAGACTTTGCTGCTTCCCGTTTCATAGGACACCGCTACTTCCTACCCTTCAACGAAGCAAAAGAAAAGTTCCCAAGTGTGAAGTTCAACCCTGTCGCAAAGGAGGAATACTTACGCTATGTTGAGTCTGCCAAGGGTTCTGTCGGCTACGAAAACGCCGACTATGACGCTACTGTTGCTGGTTTTGATGGAAGTAAGTTGTTGTCTTATGTTGAGATCTACGAATACTACGACCTTATGGAAGACGAACTTATCTTCTATTCCCCGTCAGCAGAGCGTCAAAACAAGATCATAGACACAGTAAGCCCTATTCCTTTCCGCAAGCAGGACGGTTCGCCTTGTCCTCCCCTTGCCCCCCTCTACCTTTCCTATTCCCCAGAGGCACCGCTCAAAGGCTTTTCCTCTATGGCAAGGATCTACGACCAACTCTACGAAATCAATAACCTACGAACCGTTTGGGCTAATGGACTTCGCAGAGACGCACGCATTTATGTCGCACAGAAGGGAGCGCTTGACGAAGAAGGCAAGGCTATTCTTGCCCAGAACATAGACCAGTCGGTTGTTGAGTTGGATGTGCCGCCAGACAGCGATGCTCGTAATGTTATTGTGCCGCTCGCCACAGCCACCTATTCGCCTGACTATTCTATCTACAAGGCTGAAATCCGTGCTGACCTTGACCGTGGTTCAGTTATGGCTCCTTTCACCAGAGGCGTAGCGACACAGGCAAGCGCCACAGAGATCGCTGCTCTAACTTCTTATGCGAATAGTGAAATAGGAAGGCTTGCTCGCTTCTTCCATAGGGCTATGGAGATGTCTGGCGAGATCTACCAGTCTCTTATTTTTCACCTGCTTATGACTGGCGAGGACGCAGACGAAACAAGAGAGGTTGTGCTTATTGACTACAAGCCGCGTGTTATTTCACCAGAGGCTTTCTCCGGTAAGTTCCGTTATTCTTTTGCTGATCAGGCTTCGTCGCCTATCACAACAGCGATGAAGAAGGCAACCATTATGCAACTTATTCCTACACTTGGGGAACTGGGAGCACCACCAGAGGAACTACTTTCTTACATTATTAGCACTTTTGATTTGCCCGAATCTTTTATGAAGACGCAGGCAGCCGCAGCACCCGAAGGCGTAGCGCCCGGTCTAAATGAAGACGAAGGCCCAGCCCAAATGGGTGAGGCAGGACTGCCTGTCGGTGGTGGTAGAGCCGCTGCTGCTATTAGAGCAGAAGGACAGGAGCAGATCGCAACGCAGATGGAGGAAGCCTAATGCCGCTTTATGAGTTCGTTGGTGTAGAAACAGGCCGCTCGTTTGAGATGATCTGCTCCTACAAAGACCGACCAGAAAAAATGTTTGACCCAGACACAGGTGAGGAGTTTAGATTAAAACTTACTGCTCCAAACTTTTCCAAGTCAAACCTAAACTCTTGGGCTGACGGTCTTTCACATAAAACCTATTATGATCCAAAGTTGGGTCAAACTATTTTTGGTGAGGCTCATAAAGAACAAGTCCTAAAAGCAAGAGGTCTTGTTAGAGAATCAGATCTTCCAAAAGGTTTTATTGAGGCGAAAATGGAAAACACTATTCGCGCACAGGAAGAGGCAGACAAGCAGAGTGATCAGTTTGTAGAGAGACTAAAACATTATGGCTTGGACAAGCAAGGTGAAGACACCGGTGCTCGCATCAAAGCCACCGAAGCCTTTTGGAGCGAGCAAGTCCCATTAGGCGACTTATGTAATAACCCAACCAAATACGGCGTTCAGCCGAAGGAGAACTAAAATGGCAGACATGTTAGAAAGCACACCCGAGGGTCGTGCTATGGGAGCAGCCAAGCAGGCTATTCCCCTTATTGAAGAAGGACAGGCATTTATGGACGAGAGCCTTGGAGCAGTCGCGCCAACTGGCACCTATTCCGCTCCTCGTCTTGCGTCCGTAGCAAAACTAATCAATAAGTTTGCTGGGATCGTAGAGGCACCTGTTTCAGTCCCAACCGAGTTTGAGGCTGTGAAGAACGCGCCTATGCCTATGGATCTTGTAAAGGGTCTTATGGGAATCAAGTCAGCAGTAGAGGCTTTTGCTGCCGCTATGCCCGAAGAGGTTGGCGACTTGGAGATCCCAGAGATCAGCGAGTTGGTAAGTGATTCCGATGTTGCACTCGCCGTAGCGCAGATCGGCAAGGTTATTGACTCAAAAGAGTTTCAGCGTTTTCTACGAACCGAGGAGCCAACTGTGGCCGTCGGCGTAGAGGTAGAGGTAGAGCCAACACCCGAGGCCGAGGAAGAACCAGAGGCAGCGGAGGATGTTGATGAAGAACTTGCGATTATGGAATCGCTTTAATAGGAGAATAAACCATGAACGACACGAAGCACTCTAACACGCCCGTAGAGGCGTCCAAAGAACAAGCCGAGGTCAAGGCACCAGAGAATAAGTCAAACGCCTCACAGGGGCAAGAGAGCGTTGCACAGCAGGCGTTCTCCCTTGACGCTCTGCTTGACCGTCATCTTCCCGGCGAAGAGTTCAAGCACGACAAGCATAAGGGGATAGACTACAATAAGGTTTTAGAGGAACTTCCCAGCGATGCGAAGAAGTTGATCCAAAACCTACGAGAAGACTACCGCAAAAAGACAACGGATTTGAGCCGTAAGAAGAAGGACTTGGAAGCCCGAGAGCAGAGCCTACTATCCAGCCACACCGAAAACCAACTTCGTAAGGCTATGGAACTGCCCGAGGACTTGGATCTTTATGACCCAGAGGGGTTGAAGACCTTTATCCAAGCCAAGGCTGCCGAGGAACTAAATAAACTTTTAGAGCCAGCCAGAAAGGATCTCACACAGTCAAAGAGGATTGAAGAGGTCAAGCGCTTTGAAATGGAGCACCCAGACATAAAGGACTATGCCGAGGAAATCAAAACCATTATTAAGGATCGTGGTTTAAAGATTGAAGAGGCTTACTACCTTGTGAAAGGTCGCCAGACAAAGGGCTTGCTGGAAAAGAAGGAAGAAGAACTACGAGCCTACAAGCAGGCAGCCAGAGACAACGGCTACAAGGTTTCAGTTGGAAAGCCAACTTCACAGAGCAAGCCAAAGTTTAGAAGCGCGTGGGATGTTTATCGCCACCTCAAAGAGCGCAACTAACTTTACAAAGGTTTTGTTATGTGATGGGGCAGCCCATCTCGTTGTTACTTTTCACTCATAGACATAATCTCCAAAACCAAAACCCCCCTTGCGCAAACAAGGGGGGTTTTTTTATGAGGCAATAAGGCTCAATCTATTATGTGAAGAATCTTTTTTGCTGCTTTGTAGGCGGCGTGTGCTTCTTCTTGGGTCTCAAAGTGCCCGAGGTAGGTTGTCTCACCGCTCTTTGTTATGCGGGCCATCCAAGAGTTTCTGCTCTTTATGTAGGTTGTTCCTGTTGCCTTTGAGTTCCAAGCGTTCTCTTCTCGCGTTACCCAGCGTAGGTTCTCAACGCGGTTGTCCTTCTTGTCATGGTTGATGTGATCTAACATTTTCTTATTCTTTGTGTTTGGAATAAAGGTCTTCGCAATAAGGCGATGAACATAGCAAACTTTCTGCTTACCGTCAGCAAACAAGGTTACTATTGAATAACCTTCTGTGTGGTGGCAAGGTTTTAGCATTTTTGTTTTGCCAGTTCCTCGGTAGTTGTAGGAATAAACATTTCCTTTTCTGTCTGCCCCGTAGTTTGGGAAACCGGGGATGTCTC